ATTATTACAAGCCAATGAAGGCAAGGAATTGCCCATTGAAACACCAAAGGTCGAAAAAATAGAGAAGGTAGCGCCTGCTGAAAAGCAGAGTATCAAGCCAAGTCCCATGTTCAACGATATTAACAGGGAAAAGATCGCACTACGTACTCTACAAATAATCGCATCACAAGTTGGCGGTGCATTAAATAAAATAAAGAAATAGGATTAACCAATATGCCAAAATTTATAATGGTTAACGGAAAAAAGGTTTATCTTAAAGATCTTGAGAAATCAGCAGAAGCAGAAGGCGAAGATGAGGAAGTTATTCCTGAAAACGACGACAAGAAAGATGATGATGATGGCGACAACAAGCCTGACGCCAACGATTCAGAAATAGAGGAAGCAGCTAATGAAGCCGCTAAATCTGTGATGAAAAAAATTGGCGTTGATAAAATTCTTGCCATGGACAAGAAACTTAAGGGCGTGGAAAAGGACAGTCGAATGAAGGATGTTCTTGAAGGTTCTTTCAGTTCTAAAGACATTGAAGGAATGACTAAAGAGCAGAAAATTCTTGGGTTCTTCAACGCTGTTGTTACTAAAGACAGGACAAAGTTGGAAGCATTTAATGCTAGCAACAAAGTCCAGACAGAAGGAACAGCTGCGGATGGTGGATATTTCTTCCCTGATGAATTCCGAGCTGAACTTATCAAGGATATAGAGAACAACGATCATTTACGAACAATGGTTAAAGTCATCTCTATGAGACGAGACATCATGAAGATGCCTAATCTACAGGATCGTCCGAAGCTTACATGGACTGGTGAAGCTGCAACGAAAGCTACCACTACGTTCCATCTTGATGAGCTTACTCTTACAGCCAGAAAGATGGCTGCGATCATCTATATTTCTGATGAGTTAATCGAAGATGCTTCACAGTACTTCGATGTTACCAAGGAAGTTATCAGTATGTTTGCCGAGCAAATAGCTGAAGAAGAAGATCGTGTCATTGTCGCTGGTAATGGTACAACCCAACCAACTGGGTTGACTGTAGCGGGGACAATCGGAAGTAGGACATGTAGCGGAAACCTTTCGTTTGACAATCTTATTGATCTTATCTACGACCTTCCTAATAAGTACCACCGAAAAGCTAGGTTCTTAGTTAACAGAGCTAACATCAAGGAACTTCGAAAGATGAAGGACGGCAACAATCAGTTCTTATGGCAACCACCTGTACAACAGGGAGAGCCAGCATTACTGCATGGATTCCCTATACAGGAGAGTTCATATATGCCTGAAGCTACGATTCACTTCGGAGATTTCAAGAAGGGTTACTATCTTGGAGATCGTCATCAGATGAGAGTGAAATTGTCTCAGGAAACTGAAACAGCATTCACGAAAGACTTAACAGCAGTACGTGTTGTTGAGAGAATTGCTGGAACAGTTATTCTTCCTGAAGCGATTAAGGAACTTGCAACAATTCCTTAGGCTAATTTGGCGGGGATTGTACCCCCTTTCCCCGCCTATTAGAATTGATTTACAATAATGCAAATAAAATTTACAACAAACAAAGGTATATTCAAAAAAGGTGCAATCGTTGATATTGATCCGAAACAGGGAAGACTATATATAGATAGAGGCCTTGCCTCTGAGGTTACCATGAACGGATTATTTGGGTCCAAAAATAAGATGATTAAAGAATTTAATAAAAAATAATGGCATATATTACAAGCCAAAAAGTTCAGGATTATTTAGCGATGACATTTACTGATCAGGTCAATGATCAGGTTGCTAATTGGATAGATATAGTTGAAGAATATATAGATAATTTTACAAATAGAAATTTCGAAGAATCGAATTCAGAGGTAAGATATTTTGACGGAAACAGTTCGGACGTTCTGAGAATTGATGATGTCACATCAATAACAGAACTTGTATTTTTAGATTCAGACGGTGATACTGATACGACTTTAACAGAAGATACAGACTTTAGATTGTATCCATACAACAATGATGAAAAGACAGAGATTAGACTCATGCCCGGAGGATCACGTGCGGCATTTCCAGCTTGGGATAAGAGCGTTAAGGTGACTGGCACATGGGGATATTCATCAGTTCCTAAGGTTATAGAAGCAGCAGCCCTCAAATTAGTTTCTCGCTTCGTTGAAAAATCTATGAAAGGAGGAGAGATTATAGAAGAATCGCTCGGAGATTACAAAATTAAATTAAAAGACATAGATGAAGAAGCAAGATCAATGGGAGTAATAGATTTACTTAATCAATACGTCAGGCACGAATTTTTATGAACACATTAGAACATTTAAGAACGAGTACGATTATAGTATCCAGAATGACAACTGTTTCGGGAAACCGAAAAGCACTTGCCACTATAACAGCAGGAGATGTACATATTCAGCCTCTAACGGGCGATAAAGTAGAACTTATGGGGGGGGTGTTAGGTAAGACTTTTAGAATATGGACAGATCCAGAATTGGATATTCAAGAAGGAGATACATTGAGAGATTCTAATAGTATTTATTATGTGGTAGCCAACGGAGGAGTATCGCGCAGGACATTTGGAAGCTTTGACTATAAAGAAGTTTTAATTAAAGAAGTATGATAACAATCAAAATTCAAAACGCAGCAGAGATTAAAAGGTCATTCAAAAAATATCCTATCAGGACTAAAAAAGCTATAAAAACCGCAATCAGAAAGTCGGCATTATTAGTAGAAAGAGAATCGAAAATAATGACTCCAGTTGATACAGGTAGATTAAGATCAAGCATAATGTCAGACATCCTCCCTATAAAGGCAACTATTGCTCCACACACCGATTACGCAGTTCACGTTCATGAAGGAACGAAAAGAATGAAAGGGCGACCATTCATGGAACAAGGATTAAAAAAATCAGAGAATAGAATACAGGGTTTTTTCAAAAATGAAATTAAGAAGGCACTAAAATAATGTGGCAAACACTCAAAGATAAAATTAAAGATATTTTGGAAGCAAATGCCTTGATTCAAGAAACTCATACTTACGAGATAGACAGGTTGAAAGGATATCCAGCAGCGACAATAACTCCAAGCGGACATGATAATGAATATTCAACAACATCAGATAATCAGAGAGTGTATAATTTTACGATTAATTTGTACATCCAGCAAAGTGGACAGTACGGGGAAAAAGAAGTTGATGACGCGATGGCAGAATTAGTAGACAGCGTCATAGATGACTTCGACAAAGATTATACATTTCAAGGATTATCTGTACCGACTGGATATACAATGATGATGGTAAAAGCCGTTCCATCAACGTGGGGATATGTAGAAAGAGAATCATGGGAACGAGTCGCTCAAGTAGAAATAAGCTGCGTCGTTGACGTAGATGTTGAATCAATAAGTTAATATATAAGGGAGAAATTATGTCAAAATTTTTATCACGATTAAGAAAAGTAGGTATAGGAAGGGAAACGTCACGAGGTACTGGAGTTGCAGCCTCGTATTGGCTTAAAAAACTATCGGGAAACCATAGAACAGTTGCTACAACAGTTAAGTCTATAGAATCCTTTGGGAATATCCATGGGGTCGGAAAAGACGCATACACAGCATTAAAACACGGAGAAGGAAGTTTCGAAATGGAGCTTGACGACACCATGTTCGGATTGCTGTTGTATAACCTCTTTGGAGCGCTTTCAACGTCAACGGACGACCCTGAAGCAAGTACTAATACACACACGATCACTGTTGATGATGACAGCAACCAGCATCCAGCTTTAACTATTCATCTTGATGATCCGAACCAAGATAAAGTATTTGAATTAGGAATGATTGAATCAGCGGAAATTATTATCGTTCCTGATGACTTAGTTAAAATCAATGTTGAGTTCAAATCAATGCCCGGGCAGGACAGCGTAGAATCTGCAACATTTGTATCATCAAATAAGTTCCTTGGTCGCCATCTTATTTTCAATCTTGCAGCTACAACTGGAGCATTAGCAGACACAAAGATTCCGGTAAAAGAATTAAGATTAAGAGTAGAAAAAAATCTCTTAATAGATAACGTACTTGGGACAGTCCAACCAGCAGATGTTCTTAACCAATCAATGATGATCACAGGATCAGTGACATTGAATCTTGAGAACGAAACCTACAAAGATTACGATTTGGATAAGACTCAGAGAGCGATGAGGATTAAATTAAAGAATACCGACGTTACGATTGGAACAGTGACTAATCCTACATTCACGATAGACTTCTCAAGAGTGTTCTTTGAAAGTTGGGATGAGAATTTGGCGATTGATGAGATCGCGACGCAGACGTTAGACTTTACAGCTATGTACGATACGACAAATAGTAATGTCATCAATAGCTGTACCTTAATCAACGAAGTAACAAGCTACTAATATGGATCAAAAAAAATTTAAAATCGAAGATGCAATAAAAGAAGTAACAGTTAGATTAAACAGTAATCCAGAAGCAACTGTCACCGCTAGAAAAAGTATAACCGCAAAAGAATTGGCAATCATTAATTCCAAGAAAAAAGATGGTGATGATAATTTTGTTCTATCATTGAGAATGTTAGAACTAATGATAACGTCATGGGACTTTGTCGGAGATGACGATAAAATGCTCCCAATTACGATTGAGAACATTGAGAAATTAAGTATTACAGACATCACAAAAATCATCAAAGACACTGGAGCAGAATCGGGTTTTTTAGCCGAGAAGACAAAGAATTAATTGTTGACGCAGTATTTCATAGCGCAAATTCTTTGTTAGCGACTAAACTATTTTTGTGCTATGAAATGAAATGGACTGAGCAAGAATTTCAATCTCAGGATATGTCATTTATCAACGCTTTAATTTTTTATCACAACCAAAAGAATAAACGCAGAAAGGTTGAGGAAAAAAGAGCAGATGCCAAAGCAAGAAGTAAAAGTACTAATATCGGCTGAAGATAGAGCGTCTAAAGCGTTCAAAAAAGTTAATGGATCTATTAACGGCGCCATTAAGAGTTTGGAAAAACTTGCTCTTGGTGGCGCAGCCGCGCTTGCTGGCATAGGAGTTGTTTCTGTAAAAATGGCCGCGCAATTTGAATCTTCAATGACAGATATAGGGACACTTCTTGATGGTAATAGAGAAAAAATCGATGAGTTATCAGAAGGGACTAAAAAGCTTCTAAAAACTATTCCTAAGTCGGCTGATGATCTCGGAGCATCTCTCTACGCGATAGTATCTGCTGGAGTTTCTGATACATCGGAAGCACTTGGAGTTTTAGAATCTGCTGGAAAATTAGCAGTTGCCGGATTAGGAGAAACGGCAGAGGCGACAGATATTCTTACATCTGCAATAAATGCCTTTGGGATTGAAACAAAAGAATCTGACAAAATTGCTGATACTTTTTTCAAGGCGGTTAAGTTTGGAAAAACAACCGTTGCTGAATTATCTCATGGGTTCGGACAAGTTGCTCCGTTGGCAAAGGAAGTCGGGGGTGGATTTGAAGAATTGCTTGCTACTACTTCTGCGATGACGACATCGGGATTAAAGGCATCTGTAGCGTACACACAAATTAGAGCCACTTTATCCAACATGCTCAAGCCTACTAAAGACATGAAATTTATCTTGGAACGGTTGGGTATAGAAAATATAAAAGCAGATATAGCGACTGATGGTTTAGCGGCGACAATTGAAAGGTTAACAGAAGAAGCAAACGCAACGAAGACACCATTAGCTAAAATGTTTGGATCAGTTGAGGCATTGAATGCAGTTATGATGTTGAATGGAGAGACAGGGAAAGAATCCTTGAAGATTATGGAAGATATGAAAAACGGATCGGATGCGTTGACCAATGCGTTTGAATTACAGAAAACTACTTTTGATTCTCAGTTCAAGCTGATGAAAAACAAACTTTCTGTGGTTATGATTGATATCGGGAATAGAATTATTCCACACCTTATTAGTATGGTGGAAAAATTATCTGGATGGATGGAACACAATAAAGAAAAGATTGATAATGTTATAAATTCCTTTATAAGGTTTGGAATAAAAGCTGGAGAAGTTGTTGCATCTACGATGAGAGCCTTAGGACGTCTTACTGGTTGGATTAAAGAAAATGAATTTGTCTTTTATTTAATAGAAGGGGCATTAATTAGTTTAGCAGCAACGCTTGTTATATTCAAAACAGTCGCAGTTATGCAGACAGCCGCCGCCGCATTAACAACATTATCCGCGCTATTTACTGGAACAACAGCGACAGTAGGATTACTTGGAGCGGCGATTTCTTTTTTACCTTTGGCGATTACAATATCTGTTGCTCTTGTTGGATTTGCGCTTGTTATGGGACAAATCAAAGCATTGAAACAAGAAATAGGAGAAGCGGAAGAGAGTCAAAAAAATCTTGCGGAACAACAGATGAGAATGCTTGACCACATTAAAGAATTAGAGTCTGGAGGTCAAACGCAAAGAGCTTCACAACTTAAAAGAATGTTGATTGATTCTATGCAGTTTCCTGAATTTGCAAAAGGTGGAATCGTAACACAGCCAACTTTAGCAATGGTCGGTGAAGCAGGTCCCGAAGCGATTGTACCACTTAACAAGATGGCTGGCGTTGGAGGGATTACTGTAAATGTGACTGGGAATTATATAGATTCTGACTACAGTGCGGAAAGGATTGGAGATAAAATAATTCAAAAGCTAAAAAAGAATTTAAGGATATGATATGGCCACAATTACAGTCAACGGAGATGATGTTACAAAGCAAGTCGTATGGGATAGCCTACGAATTGAAAATATAATAACGAGCCAAGTGGACTCGTGTCGGTTTTCTGTACGGAAACCCGTCACGAGGTCATTTGTACCGCGTACAGGTCAAGAAGTTATTATCACAGAATCAGGGACGAAGATATTCGCAGGCATTATAACGGCAATCAAGAATTCCCCACTCGGCAAAGTTTCGATTAAGTACGATATAGAATGTGTTGACTACACAAGACTATTAGACAGACGCGAGGTTGTAGGAACATTCATCAAAAAGACAGTCAACGAAATTATATCAGAACTTAATACAAACTTTTTCTCAGCTGAAGGTATCACGATAAATAATGTTGACTGCCCTATCAATGTTGATAGAATTTTATTTGATTACGTTTCAGGCAAAAAAGCGATCAGTAAATTAGCAGAACTTACCGGATATGATTGGTACATAGACTATGACAAAGACCTCCACTTTTTCGCGAAAGAAGATAATCTAGCACCTTTCAATTTAAGCGATACGTCTAACAATTATAACTTCAATAGTTTAATTATACGATCAGATAATTCACAGTTAAGAAATAGCGTTCTCGTTAAAGGAGGAGAATATCTTGCAGGAACTATTACTGTTGAACAGGAAGCAGACGGAGAGAAATACATTTTTGATGTTCCATACAAGTTCTCAGATGTTGCTGTCACGTTATCTGGAGAAGTAAGGACGACTGGACGGGATTATCTAGACCTACCCGATGATTTTGATTGCCTACATAACTTTGGAGAAA